TGCCGAACAACAGAACAACAAAGACTTCCAAAACTGGTTCAATGAAACATATGCTGGGATTGACATTGGTCGTAGAGATTTTTTTGGACTTACGGATTTAGATATGGCACGATTTGAAGATCTATGCGCACCGAAGAAAAAGAAAAGAAAAAAGAAACAAAAACCAGATCCATTTGAATTATGAAATCAGTTATTTTAAATGACACACATTTTGGGATTAAAAACGATTCCCCAATAATGCTTGAATATTTTTTATCATTTTTTGAAAAACAATTGTTTCCTTATATTAAAGAAAATAATATTAAAACAATATTTCATTTGGGTGATCTTTTTGATCGTCGTAAATATATAAATTTTAAAACTCTAAATCAAGTACAAAAAAGATTTTTAAATCCACTTCTTGAAATGGGCGTAAAATGTAATATTATTTGTGGAAACCACGACACATATTACAAAAATACAAATAAAGTAAATTCTCTTGATGAACTTATTACACATTATGGAAACTGGTCAGTCTATTCTGAACCGATTGAAATCCAACTTAATACGGGTTGCGTCGCATTGCTTCCTTGGGTCAACTCAGAGAATGAATCCTATGCAGCTAAGTTTTTGGAAAACACATCTTGTTCTATTCTGCTTGGTCATCTGGAGTTATGTGGGTTTCAAAGTATTCGTGGAGTATTTGTCGAGCAAGGATATGACCCCAAGCACTTCAACAAGTTTGAATTTGTTCTTTCTGGCCATTATCATGTTAAGTCTAGCCGTGATAATATTCATTATCTCGGTACGCAATATCAGATGGCTTTTTCGGACGTTTGGGAAGAGAAGGGCTTCCATGTCTTTGATTTCAAGGACCGCACTCTTGAATTTGTCAAGAATACAGACAGCCTATTCTATACGCTTGATTACAATGAGGATTCAAAAGAAAAGTTAAACTTCGAAGACTACAAAGATAAATACGTAAAGATATTCATCAAAAATAAAACCAAGCAACCTTTGTTTGAGAAGTACATCGATAAGTTCTATGAAGTTGGCGTAGCTGAACTGTCTGTTGCAGAAGAGGTTTCTTCAAACCCTGAACTGGTTGCTGTAGACATTCACAAAGACACCTTACAGCTTCTTCATGAAGAGTTGGACACTATAACAGACAAATCTATAGACAAAACTGCACTTGCATCTATAATTAATTCGGCGTACAATGTTGCATTGTCAAAGGAAGAAGAATGATTGAGTTTGTGTCAGTAAAGTTTAAAAATTTTGGTTCGTTTGGTTCAAATCCAACAGAGATAAAACTCAATACAAATAAGACGACTCTTGTGACCGGAACCAATGGTCACGGAAAGTCTTTTGCTTTGTTGGATTCTTTGTGCTTTGGTTTGTTCGGAAAGCCGTTCAGACCGATTAACATCCCACAGTTGGTAAATAGCATAAACAATAGAAACTGTTTGGTTGAGATTGAATTTAAGCGTTCAAACTCAACGTATATTGTTAAGCGTGGTGTGAGTCCAAAAATATTCGAAATCTACAAAGATGGGGAAATGATAGACCAGCACGCAAAGTCAAAAGACTACCAAGATTACTTTGAAGAACAGATTTTAGGATTTAACTATGCTGCATTTAAGCAGGTAGTCATTCTTGGAAAGTCTAACTTCATTCCCTTCATGCAATTGACACCAGCGGAGCGTAGAAAAATCATTGAAGGGCTGTTGGACCTTGATATCTTGGCGAACATGAACCAATATGTAAAAGGTCAGCTCGGTTCTCTCAAGGTTACTATAGGAGAAAATGAGTCGCTTTTGAAGATAGCGCACGAAAGAATCAAATCACAAAAGCAATTCATAGAGCAGGTCAAAAATCACAATGCAGATGACATTAAGGCAATTGATGAAAAAATTCAATTTTTTGAAAAAAACATCAAACTTAGCAAGTCTGAAAAAGTAGAACATACGAACCAATTGAAAAAGTTGACTGATGAGCAGGCAAAATATCAAAAGATTATTCAGTCTTTAAAAGATGTTCCTTTTATGTTAGCGAAGACTGAAGCCTTAGAAGCCACAATAAAAGAAGAGATTGAGTCCTTGAAGACTTCTGCAATATGCAAGTGTTGCGGTCAAGAGCTACCAGCAAAACAAAAACAAAAGCATATTCAGGACAAGGAATCCAAACTATTAGAATGTCAGAAGGCAATAAAAATTGCCCAAGACAAAAATCAAAAACTTGTCGATGCCCAAAATGAATATAATTCCTACAAAGAACATATCGAAGCCACATCGAATGATATCATGGGAATTGAATACAGAATTGGCAACGGAGAAGAAAATATAAAGCGCTTGCAAAAGGAAAAGAAAGATAAGCAAGCAGCCAATAACATCTCTTCGTTGGAAGAAAGTTTAAATAAGTCTGAATCCGAAAAACAAGATATTTCTAGCAAGTTACAAAGTTTAATCAATGAACAGATTCACCACGATGTTGTATATGATATCCTCAAAGATGGTGGCCTCAAGAGCCGTATTATCAAGCATTATGTCCCCATCATCAATGGACTCGTCAATAAGTATCTCGGAAAACTTAATTTGTTCGTTGACTTCAACATCGATGAGGAATTTAAGGAAACAATCAAATCCAGATACAGAGATGAATTTTCATATTCCTCTTTCTCTGAGGGAGAGAAGCAGCGTATCGATTTGGCCATATTGTTGACTTGGCGGGAAATTGCAAAGATGAAGAATAGCCTAAATTGCAACCTGTTGATATTTGATGAAATTTTAGATTCTTCACTTGATTCATCCGGAACAGAATCTTTTTTGAAACTATTGAACAAGATGAAGACAAAATGTTCTATTTTTATCATCAGCCACAAGTCAGATCAACTAGCCGATAAGTTTGATCAACAAATGCATTTTGAAAAGAAAAATAATTTTTCAAAGATTAAGCAAAATATCTAAATATTTTAAATGTTCAGAGGCGAATATAAACTAAAAAATGTTAATGGTAAACCCATTACGTATACCCGTGGTGATGTAGTTTCTTATCAAGGAAAGGTTTACGAGTGCAAAATTCAAACAGAAAAAAGCCCACTTCAAGCCTCTAAAAAATGGTATTTTGTAGGTCTCACCGAAAACACTGTTTCAGATCAACCACCAATTAGCCCAGCAGAAGGACAAATTTGGACATCAACTAATGGTATTTCTTATGTTTGGTTTAAAGATGATAATGGTTTTCAGTGGATTCAAACTTGATTTACTAAACAATGGAGTTATAATAAAGTTATGAACGAAGAGAGTTTTGAAAAGTTTACCAATCGCCGAAAAAACAAGCCAACAGGCTTAAGTAAAAAGCAGCAGAAACAAAATAAACGTGGAAATCGCCACGAACAAAAACAGCAAATAAACGATATTATATATCGTCGTAATAATGACAATGACTAATTTTTAAAAAGGATTAATATGAAAACTGTGAATAAAATGAGACTATCAAAAGAAACTTTATCCATTCTTAAAAACTTTGCCACAATCAATTCCAATATATTGATTAAGCCGGGTAATGTTATTAAAACTATTTCTATCGGACAAAATATTCTTGCTGAAGTAGTTGTGCAGGAAGATTTTGATACTGAAATTCCTATTTGGGATTTAAATAAATTTTTAGGTGTAGTGAGCATGTTTTCGAATCCAGACCTAGAGTTTACAGACACTTATGTAGATATTTCAAATGGAAAATCTACAGTAAGATATTATTATTCAGAACCATCGTTGCTTACAGTTCCCAAAAGAAATGTAGCAATGCCCAAAACAACTATCTCATTTGATTTAAATGAACATAATCTAAATGAAATGTTGAAGGCTGCAAGTATTTTGCAGGTAAGTGATGTAAAAATTAATACAGAAGATAATGAGCTTAAAATTGTTATTGCCGATAATTCGGTAAAAAGTTCAAACAGTTTTTCTATTGTCATTGAAGAAAATTATAGTGGTCCAGAATACAGTGGAAATTTTGATATTTCTGAAATAAAATTTTTTCCCGGATCATATAAAGTTGAATTAACAGATAGTGTGATCAGCAAGTTTACACATCAAACTTTAAACCTTTCTTATTACGTAGCAATTCAACGAGACTAAACATGACAAATGTGAATAATTTGCTTTGGGTTGAAAAATATCGACCCAAAAAGTTATCTGATTGTATTTTACCAATTGATTTGGCTACCATTTTTAAGGGCATGTTATTGGAACAAAAAATTCCAAATATGCTTTTTTATGGTAAAGCTGGATCTGGTAAAACAACTGTTGCCAAAGCAATAGCTAATGAACTTGATTGTGATTCGTTGTTAATAAATTGTTCTGAAGACAATGGTATTGATACACTTAGAGTAAAAATTAGACAGTTTGCTTCAAGTGCATCTTTTTCTGGTAAAGTTAAAATAGTAATTTTGGACGAATTTGATTATGCTACGCAAAACATTCAAACTGCTTTGCGTGGAGCAATAGAGGAATTTGCTTCCAATTGCAGATTTATCATAACATGTAACTATAAAAACAGAGTAATAGATCCACTCCATTCCAGATGTACTGGAATTGATTTTAGCATTCCTAATTCAGAAAAAGCATCAACAGCATTGTTGATACTGAATCGTGTAGAAAAAATATTGAATGATGAAACTGTAAAATATGAAAAACAAGTTGTTGCAAATTTAATTAAAAAACATTTTCCAGATATTCGTAGAATTATCAATGAATTGCAAAAATATTCTGCGCGTGGAGAAATAGATGTAGGAATACTTTCACAGTCAAGCAGTGAATCTTTTGGCGAATTAATCTCTTATATGAAGAAAAAAGACTTTGCTTCGTGCAGAAAGTGGATTGTACAAAATATTGATTTAAATACCGCAGAATTTTTTAGAAAATTGTATAATGAACTTTATGTGTCTTTAAAATCAAATTCAGTTCCACAGGCAATTTTAATAATTGCAGAATATCAATACAAGGCTTCTTTTGCAGCAGACCAAGAAATTAATTCTATGGCAATGATAATTCAAATAATGATGGAATGTGAATTTAACTGATGAAACTAAAAGATTTTTTAAATAGCATTAATTATGACAAAAAAGCTCTTTTAGATTCAGATGAAAAAGCTGAAAGACTTTATTCGCCTTATGTAGTAAATAAAGCAATGTCTTTTTTTTCAGATACCATTTTTCATTCAAATGAATTGAATTGCAAGTGGTGGATGGATAAAAAAATGCAATATGATTTTTATCGTTTTTCTGTTCGAAAAAAGAAAAGATATGCTGCATGGCTTAAAAAAGAAACTGAAGAAAATATAGCTATAATAAAGCAGGTTTATGGTTATACGGAAGACAAAGCAAATCAAGTACTAAATATACTTGGACCCAAAGATTTGGATGTGCTAAAACAATCCTTACAGACGGGTGGAATTGATAATAAAGGTTAATTTTTTTATGTCCGTACAATCAGATAAAATTTTTAATAATATTGGTGTTCATGTAACATTACTTGATCCAGAAGATTTTATGGTAGTTAGAGAAACCCTTTCCAGAATTGGTGTTTCCCCAAAAGGTAAAAAAATACTATATCAATCTTGCCATTTAATTCATAAAAATGAAACATATATTGTGGCGCATTTTAAAGAATTATTTGCTCTGGATAATTTGCCATCCAATGTATCTGAAGAAGACATAAAAAGAAGAAATACCATTGTTCAACTTTTAAAAGATTGGGAACTTCTTGAAGTAGTTGACAATGAAAAAATACAAAATAAAATGCCTATAACTGGTTTAAAAATCATTAAATATAATGAACGGGATGATTGGGACTTGATTCCAAAGTTTAATCCCGGTTCTCTTCGTAAGTTTTTTAATTCATAAGGATGACTATGCACAAATTGACTTTGAGTATGATCGTAAAGAACGAAGCTCCAAACATCGAAAGATGCTTGGCTTCATGCGCACCATTCATTGATTACTATGTAATCTGTGATACGGGATCCACTGACAATACAAAGGAGATCATCAAAAAGTTCTTTGATGAAAAGGGTATTCCCGGGGAAATTCATGACCATGAATGGTCTGACTTCGGAACAAACAGATCAAAGGCACTTGAGCTTTGCCTAGGCAAAACTAAGTGGGCCATGATGATCGATGCCGATGACTTTATCGTTGGAACCTTACCAGTTGACAAG